TAGGAGCATATCAGACTGGACCAAAGATGTGGTTAAGCTGTTCGACAAGGAGTTGGAAGCTCACGGCTGTTCAGGTATCAACCATCACATGACTAGTAAGCGTACCTTAGACGAGAATCATATTCGCTTCGGCTACGTTGTTGGTCAGAAGCAGATAGGCTTTATGGTAGACAGAGGTGCTAACTGGACCATGAAGGGCTAGGCGAGGTGAGGTGAGGTGCGCACTAGCGACTAATTAGGATGACCAAAAAAGTTGGTCTTAGATTGACCCTTGTTGTCATCTTCGCACTGCGTTATAATATTGGTAATGGAAGATTGTAGCTGTAGCAGTAGCTGGATTGGAGCTTGCATGTCGAATGATTTTCACCCTAGCCTTGTTGGGCAGAAGCCAGCTATAGAGGTACAGCGTAATGAGGCATCTTCGCTACCACCTATATCCGACATTGTTATACCCAGCTTCCAGACGAAGAGTGGTACGATTCGGTGGTTGTTTGGGTGTGGATATGCGGTTAAGGATATCTCCAACTATCTTGGGATTAAATACCAGATGGTTAGGAATATCGTTACCAACCTTCCGAAGAGGGCTGCGCGTGAGGATATGGCTCCGTTAGTGATTGAGTTGAAGCCAGAGCCTGATCTTCTCGACGCCGCTTTGGATGGTGCTCTTGACGCCTCTTTGATGGCAGGTCGTAAAGAGAGGAATAAAAAACGTCTGGAAAGTCTGCGTGAGAATCCAGACGCTGAAGTTGTTGAGGAAGAACAGCCTGTTGTGGTTAAGTCAACGCTTGATATTCTCAACCGTCGCTAACGGTTAGAACCTTATACCTTATACCTTAGACCTTAGACTTAGACTTTAGACTTTAGAACCTGATGTGATGTCTATACGCAGAGATCAGCAACAGCAACGCTACCGGCAACGTTGTACCTCCGAAGAAGAACAACACATACAACCAGTATCTAGCTCCTCTGCTGTAACGATATCCATGTTTCTTGTGCACGTAAGTTTACTCCATTTCACTTATAACTGCTACTCACAAACTGCATTCATTATATAATATACGCTTGTGGGCATCAAGTGGTCAAATGTGATGATTTAAGCACAAGTTACATTGTCGCATTTTGACCCTATTAAAGTCATAAAGCATCTGCTAATATGTTTATAGTGATTCGCGTGGTGCGGATTGCAACAACACAACACAACACAACTGTATATGGAGATGAATTATGGCTCGTCGTACGAATGCTAAGCTGGCTGCTCCTCTGCTTCCTGAAGGTGTGGCTGATGTGACTCCGATCGTGGAGTCGGCGACTACAACTGTGGAAGTCGTCAAGACTGCTTCGGCTACGAAGCTAAGTGAGATCGATCTCAGCGACTGTGGTACCAACAAGGCTGCGATGATTCGCAAGCTGAACGCTGCTGGCGGTACTCGAAGCGAGATCGTCAAGGAGATGGAGGCTCGTGGCTTCAAGGTCATCTATCAGTATGTGCGCAACATTCTGGTGCAACCGGCGCCTCAAGCGAAGGTCGCTGATGGTGACAGCAACAGCAACAACATCAACATGGCGGAAGTCGTCGAAGCTGACACTGACGCTGACGCTGAGTGAGCAACTTCTTGGGGCTGCTGTCTAACGATGGCAGCCTCATGTACTTGTTCATTTGACCAACATTGAGGGGAGACATGGTATGTCTGACACTGCAGATGAGGAGTTGGTGCAGATCACGGAAGTGCTCATTGTCGATGGTGCAAACTTTAATAGGGTGCTTGCACGTCGGTGTTTTGGGAATGAATCTAGGGCGTACGATTGGGCTTACCAACAACAGGATCGATTGAGGAGGGAACTCCTTACTAAAGGCGAGAAGGATATGGTATTTGTCGGAGCTATAGATGTGGTCTTTGACAAAAGAGACTTTGTCGCAGATTGACCGTTGAGGACTTCTTAAAGCTGGGGTATTATAAACCATAAGCAAGCAGGAGACTAAGATGGTTTTACGTCATAAGGAACTAAGCGAGTCGGTGATCGATCAGATCACTGATGAGATGATGGATCACATGATGGGCAGTGACTTGTTTGTCAAAGCTGTTAGTGAGATGATGGATCCTTGGTATGAGGCACAGGGCATCGACATTGCAGATTCAACTGTGAAGCTGACTAGTTCACAAGAGGAAGCACTTGTTAATACTGAGTCGAATTGTAGGCTGCAGCTCCTCGCACTAGTCCTCGCCAATTCACTTTAAGGGACACAAAGGCATACGATCTGAGCTGAAGGCACACAAAGGCATACGATTTGCCGAGGGACTACTCCGGTCCAACCAATTTTGAACTTGAGGGGCATATGATGCAACGTCAACTGGACACAACCGACACCGACACCGACTCTGAATATGATGTGTACGTCGAATATGGCTATATCTGCTCGGGCAGTAAGAGCCAAGTCAATGTTCGCGCTGTCATCTTGTATCTTGAGGCGTCGTTAGAGGAACCGTCGAAGCTGGGATGGCGGTGTGCGCACTGTTAGTCGGACCGCAGTTAGTCGGTTGAAGAGGCAACCAGTTTAGGACTCGTCAGTCGTTAGGCGTCATCAGTCATCAGTCATCAGTCATTCGAGGTGTCTTTTGGACACCTCTTCTTTTGTCTGTTGTCGGACGTACGGACTAGTCGGTCCTTTGCTGGCCAAAAAAGAAGAGACGCCTAAGCGTCTCCTCAGTCTGTCGTTGTTGGTCGTTACTCGCCTCTGACGGCAGCCAGTAGTAGTAGTCCAATGATGGTAGCGAGTGTGATGTCGACTATCATGTTGACTTGTCCTTTGATGTAGACGAAAAAGGAGAGGTTTTTACACCTCTCCTTAGTCTCTTAACCTTCGAGATGTTCCGCTGTCATCTCTACCACCTTCACTTCTTCCTTCGTTGGTTGAAGCAACACGTTTCTGACGTGTTGATAGAGAATGTTGAGGATTAATGCGATCTCCGCCTTTGCAATGCCCATCGCGTAGAGTTTGCGGATCTTCTGACTTTTATTCAAAGTCGCGTCTGACGTCACCGCTTCGACGTCTGAGCGCTTCGCAGTCGCTTGATAAGTTTGCTTCGCTGACATAGTAGTTATCCTTCTTATGAGCTAGTTAACCAAATGCTTGATGCATCTGATATGTTTAATATATAGCCTCGCATTTGAGTTGCATACGCTTTTAATAGTTAAAACCTTGGATTTGTTATTTAAAGCAAAGGATTTATTACTTGGCTTATAGTTAACTATATTTGCCTATACTTAAACTAACGAAAACTCTACTTGCGCTCTACTTGGCGCTCGGCGGGTAAAAATCCTACCAAATTTGAACTGTGTGGGGCACAGTCTACTTGTGGGTTACCCAGCTAACTGAGGCGGACAAAACTTTTTGGTCAGTCGTTAAACACCAGTTGACACCTACCAACCGACTCATTATTATCTATAGTGACAAAGCTACCAACTTCACTTAAACGCCACATGTCTCTTAACAGGTCATTCAATGGTCGGTAGCAGCAAAGACATTTCGACTGGTGGGTCTGACCACAATGAGTGGTCTCCTGGTGACGCAGCTCCCGACTCTGCAGAGCTCTTGGCTACACAAGGTATGTCCCAAGAGGACGTAGATGACCAAGCTCGTAGAGAAGTCATCTATGACAACATGGGTGCCCAGCGTGTCATACTGCCCCAAGATTGTCCCCGAGCATTAGCAATCACCTATCTCAGCCGTCAGATCACGTTGAATGAATACCAACTGCCGATCTTCTTCTACCGTAGCGACCTGCTACCCGGCGACTTAAGTGCCCTCACCCAAGCAGATGTTGATGCTGCATCGGTAGATTTGGATTATACAGAGGGCTTTCCCACATACGGATCTGGTAAGACTTGGTGGCACCAGTTGCCACATGAGACGTTTGGTGATTACCTCCTGTTCAAGCGGTATCTTGCCCAAGCAGAAGAAGTGGGCCTCAGGCAGCGCGAGTTGTTAGCCGAAGAGGAATCGGTTTCCTCTGACAAGGTGGATTCCTTGTTCCAAGAGTACTATTGGTCTTGGCGTTCAAAGGCCTATGACTTCTTCCAAGTAGCTGCAGATCGTAAGCGTCGGGAAGTACGTCGCACCAAGACTGAGAACTCCCACTTCAAGACTGCAGAGGGTATGTTGAATGCCCTCATCACCACAGTTGAAGAACGTGAGGGTGGACTCGAAAAGTTCTTCGCCAACTTGACCCCAAAAGATGCACTAGAATGTATGCGTCTACTCATCAACATCCAGCGTGTGTCACTTGGCCTGTCACAGAACGGCAACCAAGGCAATGAGCGGATTGATCCGTTGGCTGGTGCTGGTGGCGAAGAGCTTATGAAGGACATCACCAAGAACATTCGCGCAGCAGGCGAAGGTGGTGGGATCTCTAGTAACCTCCTCATCCTCTTGCAAGATCCCAGCTTTGCCTTGCGTGCACAGAACCTGGTGCTCGAGGTTCGTGAGGGTGGTAAGTTCGACCAGCTCAAGAGTGCAATGCCCTCAGCCTCCATCGAATAGGCAACACCAAACACTACACAACACACCACAGTCTTAAGACTAGTGTACTTAGCACCACTACCTTTTTAGCCGCGTGCCTCTTAACAGGTCATTCAAGGCCACCTCAATTAACGGGTTTTAATCTATGGACCACCTCAACCAGCTGTCCAAAGCCCAGATTGAGGCCTTGTCGAGTAACTATAAGCTAACACCTGCAACGCTCATGAATGAATGTGCTGAATGGTGGACACCGGCTCCGTTCTTGCAATACCTCGCAGCTGAGATTGCAGCCCTAGTCGCAAGAGGTGGTGGAGGCTTGTTAGTCTCGGCACCTCCTCGGCATGGCAAGTCAAAGCTCATTACAGTGGCCACCCCTCTTTGGGTATTGGAGAACTTCCCCAAGAAGAACGTGATCGTCGCCACATATGGTGAAGATCTGAGCACGGACTTTACTCGTGAGGTGAAAGACCTCATCAAGGCGAATAGAAGCAAATTATCCATCGAGGTACGCCGTGATGTCGATAGAGCAGCAAACTTCCTCACTATGCAAGGTGGAGGTCTCAAAGCTGTTGGGCTTCGTGGCACTATCACTGGCCGTGGTGCAGATGTCCTTATCATCGACGACTACATCAAAGAACCCAAGGAAGCACTCAACCACAACTACCTCGAATCTTTGTGGACCTGGTTTCAGACAGTAGCTCGTACACGTCTGGAGCCTGGCGCCGTTGTAATCATTGTTGCCACTCGATGGGTCACCAATGACCTACATGGACGCATTGAACGTCTGGAAGCAAGGCGCCCACGTAAGTTCTACAAGATCATCAAGATTCCTGCCCTCGCCAAAGAAGGCGACATCCTTGGACGCAAAGTTGGTGAAGCTCTCTTCCCTCAGCGCTATACCCAGCAGCAGTTGGAAGATATCCGCTACGAGCTGACCAACCGTTGGTTCGAGGCTATGTTCCAACAGAACCCACAATCCGAAGATTCGGCTATTACCAATGTCAAGAATCTGCGGTATCTGAACAAGCTGGACTTCGCTACCTTGTTGGAGGCGAACGCTAAAGACCGTGGTCGCTTCAAGTGGCGTCGTTCATGGGACTTTGCATCCACAAAGGACGCTGGAGATTTTACTGCGGGCGCTCTATGTTGCTATGACACTAAGACCGAGAAGCTCTACATCACCAATCTAGTGCATGGTCAATTCTCAGCTGGACGTGTTGAGATCCTCTACAAGAAGTATGCAGCACCTGCTGATGAAGGAGGCGACCCTAACGATGTGCAGATCGTCATCGAAAAGGAAGGTGGCTCTGCTGGGGCTTATGCTGTTGAGCACTTCAAGCAGCTCTCCAACCGCAAGGTCCATGTTAGTGTGGCCGCTGCTGATGGGTCTAAGCTCCTGAAAGCTCAATCACTCATTGCCGCAACTGAACGGAACAATGTTATCTGTGTGGTCGATGACCCTGAAGACCTGAATGCAACCCCTTGGGTTAGCAAGTTCACGGACGAGTTTGCAGTCTTCCCAGAAGGTGGCCACGATGACATTATGGATGCTATTGTCGGCGCTTACAACAACATGTCAGGGAAGAAACTGACCTCTGCAGTCATCGGTGGTTCTAAGGAAGTGCAAGATATCATGCATGGTGAGGGTGAAGAGGTTGCTGTAGACCTCTACTCCTCAGCCACGTTTGGTCGGTCTACTGTTAGCCACGTACACGGCAAGAAGTTTGCCAAAGAACAGCAACGCCAGCTCCTTCGTGGGTTGGGTCCCAACATCAAGTTTACCGTCGGAGGTGGGTAACCAACATGCTCGTAGATCGTCAACCCAAGCTCAACACCAGCCTAAGTGATATAGTACCCCAACCTGAGGTAATCAAGAAAGGTGGAGCCCTATCAGCACTAGGTGCTGGTATGCGTGCTATGACCAACTTCCCTTGGGCCCTTGGACGTATCTTCGGTGGCTTTGGCTACAACACCCGCAACTACTATGAGACGTTTGGTTGGGACTTGGCTATCCCAGATCAAGCTTGTTGGGAGATGTATTACAGAGGTGGTATCGCCAAGCGGATCATCCATGCATATCCAACTGCCACTTGGGCTAATCCTCCTGTGTTGACTGCCACTAAAGGGTGGACTTCTGCTTGGAGCAAGATGGTTCTGGAACTAAATATTTGGTCCGTCTTGAACAGACTTGACGTACTCTCGCGTATTGGACGATATGCCATCTTGGTTATCGGTACCGATGACAATACGAACTTGGAGTCACCACTCGTCCCAGGCTCAGCTACCAAAGTTACGTTCCTACAGCCTTATTCATCTCGGGCAGCTATTATCTCACAGTGGGGTAATAATCCGTTCAATGAACGGTTTAACATGCCTGTGATGTACACCATCAATCCTTCTATCGCAAATTCCGAAGGTGGAGGTTCCACTGGCTTTGGTGGTGCTGTACCTACGATGGGCAGTTTCAGGGTTCACTGGTCACGTGTCCTACACATCGCAAAAGGAAACTTAGAGTCGAATGTATACGGTACCCCAGAGCTCTGGGCTGGCTGGAACTACCTAACCGACTTGCAGAAGGTCGTAGGCGGAGCCAGTGAAAGCTACTGGATGACTGCCAACAGAGGTATCCATGCTGACTTGGATCCTGACATGTCTCTGGATCCTGCTGGTGAAGCTGCCTTGGCTTCTGAAGTCCAATCCTATACAGATGGTCTCCAGCGCTTTATCCGTACTCGAGGTGTTACGGTCACCAACCTAGGATCACAAGTTGCCGATCCTAAAGGGCCCTATGGTACTCTTATCGACCTTCTGAGCGGGACATATTCTATACCGCAACGTGTGTTGACTGGGTCTGAAAGCGCACACCAAGCCAGTACACAAGACAAGGCTACGTGGGCAGAGAACATCTTCTACTATAGGGCGCTCACAGGTAACCCTACGTTCATTTTGCCTTTGGTCCAAGCCCTTATGAATATGGGCGTCTTGCCTACCCAGAAGTTGGAGAAGATCGTAGTTGACTGGCCGGAAGCTTACATCATGATGCCTCTTGAGAAGGCTCAGATGGAGAACCAGAATGCTACCGCCGCCAATAACTGGGCTCTGGCCGCACGCAACATCACCAACCTGGCTACAGTGGAAGAGCTGAGGCAGAAAGTTCAACTTGGAGATACCGATGGAACAATCGTCCCAGGAACAGCACCAATCGCACCAGTTGGACCACCCGACAAGAAGGGGTCTTCTGAAGGGGATGGCGTTGTTGGGGGTGAAAACGGTACCACCAAGAGTGGACCTGGTTCAGGGGACACAGCTACTCCGGCTAGTGACGCCTCTGGTCAAGGAGATCCTGTAAATCCACCCGCGTAAGGATCGTCAAAGGGTCTTCGCGCTTCGCGCGGTTGCATGTGAGCGGCCGCTTGTTGTTTTCAAAGGCCAACAGGCCAACGTGAGGGATACACAACATGACTCCTACTCCTGAGGTCATTGGTGCTGCACAAAATGCTGAACGTAAGTGGGGTGTGCCTGCTAGCATTACCATTGCTCAGTATGGTTTGGAATCAGGCTGGGGTGTTCATATGCCTGCTGGATCCAACAACCCCTTTGGGATTAAAGCTTCAGCAAATCAGCCCAGCGTACTTGCTTCGACCAAAGAGTATGTCAATGGTAAGCCTATTCCAGTTAACGCATACTTCCGTAAGTTTGACTCTCTGTCTGATGCTTTCGAAGCCCACGCTGAGTTGTTGCAAACTTCCAAGTACTATGCACGTGCTCGCATGTATGAACACCCAGGTGAAGATGATCAATTCGCCGGTGCCCTAACTGGAGTGTACGCGACGGACCCAAATTATGGGTCACTCTTGACATCCATCATACGCTCTGGCAACCTCACCCAATATGACGTGTGGCCTCATACAACCTCGATTGTAGTTGCCCAGCAAACCACCACAACCAAGCAGCCTTGGGATCCAACTCAACACACTGGACCTATGTCACTAGCAGAACTCGATGCACTAGACCCAACTACCACACCAACCAAATAGGACCCAAATAAACTTGGGGCCATGTAAAGTTGGTCTCTTGACAGTCCTCTCTAGTCATTATATAATGAGGAATAGGAGTGAAAGTGAACATGCCCGCAGCCACTGAGCTTCGCGAGATACGCGTTCACATTGAGCCCTCGGGGGAACTTCGCACCGAAACTCTCTTCGGACGTGAATTCCTTGTCGCTCCAGTTATCATGATCCAAGAGGGTGTGCTTTTTGGGGCAAATGCAGCTAACCCAGAGTATTGCCCAGCAGCCTGCCTTTCTGAGTCCTATAACCAATGGGATGGTCGTCCTCTTGTGATGAACCACCCACAGGTTCAAGGGGCTTTCGTTTCGGCGAACATTCCTTCTGTGATGCAGGATTGGGCTTTCGGTTACGTCTTCAACACCACGTTCGACACAGACACCAACAAGCTTCATGCAGAAGCCTGGTTTGATGTGGCTCTAGCAGAGGAGAAGGGTGGTGAGTTCCAAGACGCCGTCGACAGACTCAACGCCGGAGAGGTCATTGAGGTTTCTACCGGGCTCTACTGTCAAGTCGTCCCAGCAAAAGGAAGCTTCCGAGGACAAGCCTACAGCGGAGTCTGGCAAAAAGTTACAAGCGATCACCTCGCGATCCTTTCGAACGGGGTAAAAGGTGCTTGCAGTGTTGAAGATGGTTGTGGTATTCCACGCATCCAAAAAGGTGTAGTTCAGCCTCCCATAGCAATCCGGCTTAATGGTGCAGCTGAACGTACCTTTAGAACTGACGACACCAACACCAACACCCATGACTGTGGTGGAAACTGCGGTCAGCCCTGCTGCACAGGAGATGAGACTGTGGCAAAACCTGGTACCACTACCACGACGACACCCACGACCAACACTGGTACGGATAGCCCAATTGGGAAGCCTGCTGGTGGAAACCAAGACTCAGCTACTCAGCCCAATGCCATCACGGCTGGTGGTTTCGGGACTGATCCTGACGGAGACGGCGACAACGATTCGTTGCTGGATGGCGACAACGTCGATCCCATGGATTTGGATGACGACGATACCAG